GAAACCACTCCTTTCGCGTTCGGAAAGCGAGCGCGCTTTCCTTGCACCTGTCAAGTGTCCAGTACCCTGGCGGGTTTCGTTTGGTCACGTGGCGTTCTCCTGCTGCCGCGATCTTTGTAACACGGCGACGAGGCTAAGACAACTTATGTATGGTTATCTTAGCGCCGTCTTTCCACGGGCGCGTTTGGGCGCAGCCCTCAGCACAGAAAGGGCTTAAATTATGGCGATCAACCTTAGTTCAATTAAAGATCTGCTCCTTCCAGGCCTCCGTGGCATAGAAGGCAAGTATGAGATGATACCGTCGCAATACGACCGTATCTTTACGAAACACAATTCCAAGCTTGCCCTAGAACGCACTGCTGAAATGCGCTTCCTGGGTCTTGCGCAGCTGAAGACCGAAGGCGGTCAGACCTCCTTCGACAACGGCGCCGGCGAACGCTACGTCTATAATCAGGAGCATACGGAAATCGGCCTGGGCTACGCGATGACGCGCAAGGCCATCGATGATAGCTTGTATAAGACCCAATTTCACCCCTCCAACCTCGGCTTGATCGAAGCTTTCCAGCAGACCAAGGAAATCTACGGCGCCAACATCCTGAACACCGCCACCGTCTACAATTCGGCGATCGGCGGCGACGGGCAGCCCTTGTCCTCGACCTTGCATCCGATCGACAGCGGCGTTATCGCCAACACGCCCGCCGTCCAGGTGGACCTCAACGAGGCCACGCTGCTGAACGCCATGATCGCCGTCCGCACCAACTTCCGCGATCAGGCCGGCCTGAAGGTGTTTGCCCGCGCGCGCAAGCTGATCGTGCCGCCGCAGCTTCAGCCGGTCGCCATCCGTCTCACCAAGACCGAGCTGCGGCCCGGCACCGCCGACAACGATGTAAACGCGATCCTCACCACCGCCGGCGGCTTGCCGGAAGGCTACATGGTCAATGACTTCCTGACCTCGGCCTTCGCGTGGTTCCTGCTGACCAACATCGATGGGCTCTCCTACATGGAGCGCATCAAGTTCGAGACGGATATGCAAGTGGACTTCGTGACGGATAACCTGCTTGTGAAAGGATATGAGCGGTATAGCTTTGCCTATTACAATTGGAGAGCTATTTTTGTGAATACGCCGACTAGTTAACTGTAACAGTATCTTTTACTACTTGGCGTTACTTGGTGAAACAGATATGCAAAATACAGCTTGCATTATTCCGCTAAACAGGTATTTTGACTTTGCCAACTGCGAAGGAGAACCTGCTGTGGCTAAAGAATGCACGCTGACCTATGAAGAACTATCCGCCGTTTTCGGCTATGATCCGGAAACGGGGCGCATCACATGGAAAATTCGTACGGGACGCGGTATCCGCCCCGGCGACGAAGCGGGCTGCATCAAAAGCTTGCGCCCCAGCGGTCGAGACGGTGCGGTAAGACAGTATCGTTACGTTACCTACGATAATCAGTCCATGACTGGCGCACGACTTGCGTGGTTTCTGGCGCATCGCGAGTGGCCAGACCGGAATGTTCTGAGTGCTGATGGCGACGCGTTGAATCTGCGGCTCAAGAATTTGTACCTTGGCGACTACACGTCAGGTGACCGCAACGGGCCACTGGCCGGTAACCGCATGAACAAGCACGTTCAGCAGGCTTATGGTCTGCGGCGCAATTATGACCTGTCGCTGGAAGAGTATGCTCGGATGCTGCACGCGCAGAATTATGTGTGCGCCATATGTGAGCAGCCGGAAACTCGTTTGGGCGGCGATGGCAAGCCCGTGTCACTCCATGTTGACCACGACCACAAGACTGATAAGGTGCGTGCACTGCTGTGCTATAAGTGCAACTCCGCGCTTGGCAGCATGGGCGACGATCCTACTCGGCTTCGAGCTGCCATTCGATACCTTGAGAAGCACGCGGAAGTCGTTCCGTTCGCACCATTTTCACCGGAGGCCGCATAGATGGGTCAGACAACTTTTACCGGGCCGGTGGTGTCGGGCGATCAAGGCCCCGGCACGCCCACGCCCAACCAGGGTTTCGCCGTCCTGATGCAGCAGATCGTGCTGAACGAGAGCGCGACGGTCGGCGCCACCGCCACCACGTTCTGGCTGCCGCTCGACTCCATCATCAACGCGATCGACGTTGACGTGCTGACCGCTTTCACCGGCACGACCGCGGTCCTCAATATCGGCACGGCGGCGACGCCCGCGCTCTATGCCGGTCCGATCACGCTGGCCGCCGCCGGCCGCATTCCCATTGTTTTCACCGCCGCGCAGCTGGCGGCGATCAACGGCCTCATCGCCGCCAGCGGCTTGCCGACGGTGCTGCCGACGCCAGCGGCGGTCCAGTTGCAGGTTGTCACCACGGGTGTTCCCACGACGGCGGGCGTCGCGGCCATCAACTTCAAGTATGTCCAGATCGCGTCATCGTATAGCTAAAGGGGTTCTGACATGGCCGGCCATCACGCTTATCACCACACCCATGGCACCGAACACGAGATCGAGCGCCATATCGCCAAGCACCGCAAGGAAGGCGGCGAGGTCGAGTCTCCGAAGCGCGGCGTCGACGAGGCCGAGGAAGACCTCAAGAAGAAGAACGAAAGATACACGCCCGACGTCAATGTCGAGGACGAGGCTGAAGCCAAAAAGGCCAAGAAGGGCGGCCGCGTCAAGCGGCGCCGTGGCGGCGAGGTCAAGCACGTCGGCGAAGTCAAGGGCGAGGAACACAAGCACCACGCCGGGCGGCGCGCGCGCAAGGCGGGTGGCGCGGCCTGCGAGGCCGATCCCTTCACTTCGGCCCGCCACGGCACGCCGGCCACCGGCCGCAAGCTGGAAAAAGAGACGGAAGGCTGAGCCGCCCCACGTTTTCTGTCTTGGGGGGCGTGGCGCGCAAGCCCGCTCCCTTAAATTTTGAAAGGTTCCCGTCGTGCAGCCGATCACCCACTCCGTCGGGCCGCTCGCGGCGGCCAACCCTACCGCCATCGCGTTGTCGCAGGCGCCGGTCGCCGGCAATCTGACGCTGAATGGCGCACTGGTCAATTCCAGTGGCGTCGCCGTTCTCGACACGCCGCGCACCATTGTGCTCGCCTCGACCGGCAACAATTCCAACACCACGTTCACCATTTACGGCACGGACTGGGCGGGCGACCTGATCAGCGAATCGCTGGTGGGCGCCGGCGCCGGACTGTCCGTCACTTCGGTGCTGAGCTACGCCACGGTCACCCGCATCGCCAGTTCGGCGGCGTCCGTCGCCGGTTTGACGGTCGGCACCGGCATCACGGCGCATTCGCAATGGGTGCGGACCGACAGCTGGGCGTCGCCGCAGATTGGCCTGCAGGCGAAAGTGACGGGGACGGTCAATTTCACGTTGCAGTTTTCCATGGATGACCCCAACAGCCCCACCAATCCCGTGGCGCCGGCCAACATGTACTGGGACAGCACGGGCAGCCCGTTTGTCGCGGTGGCTGTCGGCGGCACCGCCAACATGCTGGCCGCGCCGACCTGGGGGCGTATCCTGCTGAGCTCCGGAACAGGCTCGGTCTCTATTACTCTGACGCAATATTCGGACGCCGGCTACTAAGCAAGGGTGTGAAAATGAAGCGCTTTCTCGCTTTGCTCGTTGGGCTGCTGGTCTGCGGCGCCGCGCATGCGCAAGTGTTGACGGCCATGGTGGTGGCGTCCTGCGGCACGCCGCCGCAGACGTACAATTCCGGTCTGACCTACCCCATAACGATGGACGTGACCGGGAAGCTATGCAACGGCGCCAGCGTATTTGGCGCGGTCACGACCAATCTGACGCAGTTGGCCGGCGCCACTCTCGGCGCGCCGTCGAATTACGGCACGTCGCCGGGCGCGGTGAACGTTCAAGGCGTCAACGCCTTCGTCACCAATTTGCCGACGACTCCCGCCGCGATTTATTCCGGTCAGCAGCTTTCGACGCTCGCCGCTGCCGCGCTGCCGGCGCAGGCCTTGGTCAACGGCATTGTCATCACGGCTCAGCTCGTCAACACAGGGACCAGTTATATCGGTCCGGCGGGGGTGACAGCTTCCAATGGCTATCCTTTGGTTGCCGGGCAGTCGATTTCCTATGCGGTCACTAATCTGAACGCAGTCTATGTCATCGGAACGAATACAACCGATGTTATCGCCTTTACAGGGAATTAAGCTATGAAGCATTTCTACCTTGCGCTTCTGGCGTTGCTTGTGCCGTGTGCTTTGTCACTTGCCGGAGCGCCGCCGATTCCGCCGTCGGCTCGGCCTTTTACTAATATTATACTCGTCAATTACGCGCAGTCTCCGTACAAATACGTACCGACGCCGGGCGCGGTCAAAGTCGATGTGCTGATTGTCGCCGGCGGCGGTGGCGGCGGCGGCGGTGGTTGGTTGCCGGCTGGAGTATTCAGCAGCGGCGCCGGTGGCGGCGGCGGGGGCTGGTGTTTTAGCTCCTATCACGCGCTGGCCGCTCATTTTAGCAGCGGCGTGACCGTGACGATCGGCGCGGCCGGCGCGGCCGGAGCGTCTGGACCTTCTTCGTTGACTCCGGGCGTCGTAGGCGGCAATGGCGGAACGACAACATTTGGCGCGTACGCGGCTGCGTTCGGCGGCGGCGGCGGATTTGGCGGCAACACCGGGTCGACTTATGGCGGCGGCGGCGGATCGTGTTACGCGGCGGGCGCGGCCGGCACGTCCAGCGCGGGCGGCGCGGCCGGCCTGGGCGGCAGCCCCGGCACGGGACCCTCCACGACTTCAGCGGTTGCTACCGTTTATGGCGGCTCGGGCGGCGCGGGACACGACGCCGCCACCACTCCTGGATTGCAGGGCGGCATTGGTTTTGGTCCCGGCGGCGGTGGTTCGAGTGGCGGCGGCGCCGGCGGCGGCGTCGACATGAACGGGGGCCAGGGCGGCGCGGTGGCGCAGCTTGCTTTCATCGGGGCGACGGGCGGCTTGGGGGGCAACGCCGGCGGCGGCGGCGTGGGCGGTCTTGGCGGCGCGGGACAAAGCCCGGCGCTCAATCTCGGCTACCCGACAAATGCGTTCTTTGGCGCCGGCGGCGGCGCCGGCGGCAGCTCGAGGGGAGCCTTGGGCGGCATTGGCGGCGCGGGCGGGGTCTGTGGCGGCGGTGGAGGCGGCGGCGGGACAGGATACAGCGGCGG